CGTCTTTGCAATGAGCATTGTATCGTTTACAAGCCCTTCCGCCGGAAGAACCTGATCCAGACCAAAGAGAAACATAAAACTGTTTCTGAACATCTCCATTGTTATCAATGCATCATCGGATGGAAATACTGTATTATACCAAGCTGACACATCCTTTTTTATGATGTCGTACAGTGCATCATATGCGGTTATATCTCTCCAACGCCTGTCCGCTGTTACCGTATCCTTCGCTACCTTGTATCTGCCAATGGTGAAGGGAACATCTGTGTGACCGTTCAATATCATTCTAACAGTGATCCACTTACTGTTCATAGGGGCTACAATATTCGCAACTTTGAATTTCAGGACGCTGGCTTCACAGGCACCAAAACGCAGTTCGTTTAAAGAGCACAGGCTTTCTTCCAGCGTAATTTCCTGATTAAATAAATCCTCATTGGTGATCAATGTATCCTCATATTCAATTGTCACCTGCTTGCTGGTGCTGTCCTCTGCAAACAGATTTGCATACTGGTAATTTATCATGTTCGATCTCCTAATATTCGATCAGTTCGATTGTAAAACTGTTGTAATTGATATCCAAAGCAGCTTCATTCACTGTATTTATGGAATATGTCGTATCCGTCAGATACATCATCCCCGTCGTATACTCTAAATCCTCATCATTCCAGTAAGTGACCATCAGTTTTCTCTGCTTTTTGTCATTGACGCCAAGAGTGGCAAGCCCGATCACTGCATCAAATGCTCTTCTCTCTATTAAATTCATCTCGCGTATTGTTAAAGTAAGCTTTGTCTTGAAATTTTCACTCGTTTCACGGTGCAGTAATACATTGGCATCTCTGTATGCAGCCACTTCAACCCGCTGGTTCGGAACAGATTCCCATCCATCTGCCATGATGAATGAGTTTGGAAGTATAACATCCCCAAATTTTATCAGCCATCCATTAAACATCTTCCCCCCTCCTAAAAGTCAAATGATAGTCTGCCTGTACGGCCAAACTGTTCCTGATTGTATGAATTGACAGACTCTGCCAGTATTTTTCCATCAAGTATTGTCTGGTTTTTAATGATGATCTCACCGCACATTCCTCCGCTTTCCGCCATAGCCTGCTTAAATGCCTTTACCATAGTCGGGAGTGGCGTTTCAATATTCGTCTGTCCCTTTGGCTGATCCCCAAGGATTGCCATAAATGGATTTCCTCCACGAATCACTGCACCATCTGCCAGCGCTGGAATCCTGCCTAATGAAACATTTGGCAGCAGATCAACACCGCCCCAGTCCACCTCTATAATATTCGCAGCCCATGAAACCACCCTGTTGAATCCGCTTATGATGCCGTTAATACCATCTACGAGCCAGTTTAAAGCCCCTTCGACCGAACCGATCACGGCATTCATCGCGCCTGCAATACCTCTCTTAATCCCAGTCCACAGACTTTCAAAAAATCCTCCGATCGCATCACATGCAGTCTTAAATGCTTCCTGAACAGGAGTGATAATGTTTTCATCAAACCATCCTGATACAACGCCCCATACGGTCTGTATATCCTCCCAGAGATTCGAGAAAAACTCTGACACATTTTCCCACACGTCTTGAAAGAAATCTGTAACAGGTATCACGACTTTTTCATTAAACCATCCTGCTGCCAGTTCCCATACAGCAACGATATCTTCCCACAGGCATGTAAAAAATCCCGATACGCTTTCCCATACACCTTGAAAAAATCTCACAATTGGCGTTATAACTTTTGTGTTGAACCATTCAGATGCTACTATCCAAACTGCCTGTATAATAATCCATAATCCTTCAAATATCTGCTTTACTCTCTTCCATAAGCCTTGAAAGAAATTAACTATAGGCTCTATCACATTGGAGCTAAACCAGTCTGCTGCTGCCGACCATATACCAACGATGTCATTCCACAGCCCGCTGAAGAATCCTGATACCGAATCCCACACGCCTTTGAAAAATTCTATAACCGGCTGAATCACATTTTCATGAATCCACTCCGCCACACCTAAAAACCATTGGCATATTGCTTCCCAGTTATCATGAATCACAACGACAATCGTTCCAACTGCCGCTACGACTGCTGCTACAATTCCAGCAACCAACGCCGGCGCGCCAAGGATGATTGCGCCAATGGCTGCCAGCGCGGTACCGGCTACCATTGCAATCTCCTTTATCCAGCTGAATCCTTCCATCAGCATTCCAACAAAGTTTGTAACTGCAAGAATCACTCCGCCGACGATTGAGACGATTCCTGATGCTGTAGCTGCTGCTGATCCGAAAATTGTCGATATTGCCTCGCCAAGGGTCATCCCTGCATTGAACATCAGTTCAAAAACTCCGACTACATTTCGCCCAAACGTGACCAGCTTCATCAGAACTTTGCCGATTTGATCAATGACTGGCATCAGCTTTCTGAACATCTCAATGACTGATACAATTCCTTTGATCAGACCAAGACCAAGCATAGCCGCCTTGAACGCTATGAGCGCTTTGACAAGCTTTTCCATCCCGTCTGCAACATCTTCCGGCGAAACGCTGTCCATCCAGTTTTCTACCGCATGTAAAAAACTGACAAACACATCACTGTTTAGAAAATCCGCCAGTGCATCAGAGACTCTTCTGATAAATATAACCAGACCTTCACCGATCGTCTCAGCAAACGGTTCCAAATGTTCCCAGAACTGCTGCATGTTCGCCCTGAGTCCTTCCCAGTCCACTTTGCTGTTAAAATCCACAAATACCTGTAAAAGCTCTGGCAGCCCTTTTTCAAGCGTCCATTTCCCCAGTGGAAGCAGTACCATTGTGTAAAAATCAGTTACAATCCCGGACAGTGCATCATAGACAGGTATCAGGCTGCCTGTCCATTCCTCAAGCTTTGATAACAGCGGATAAAAGTCAAGGCTGCTTGCCCACTCAACTGTATAATCAGCCGCAAGCCTTATGTTATGGACGATCACACCAATGATATCTCTTAGATTGCAGAGAATTTTATAGCCGACATCATTTTGTATCCATGCCTCGCGGAAATTCTCTGCCAGATGTCCAACAATCAGACCAATATCCCCTATGATATGCAGAATGTCCGCTAAAATATTGACAGTCTCGGCAGAATCCCACATTCTTAGAAAGTCTTTGCCAATCTGTTTCAGGAGCTCTCCGATCTGAACAAGCGCATAGTGCCATGAATCCATGACAAAGTGACCTTCACGGTCCCACGCTTCTTTGAACGGATTGAATAAATGAGCGAGAATATCCATAAGTTTTCCAGCAGATTCTCCCAGTTCTTCGGTCTTGATCTCCGCTTCATCCATTTCTAATTCTGGCATCTGAAAATTATTTCCGGTACCGCCAGAAGCACCACTGCCACCGTTTTGACTCAGGACATTCAGATCATCAAATGATGCGAGTGCTTTTTTTGCTGCCTTGCCTGCTGCCTCAACACCTTCTGCCAAATCATCTGCACCGCCTGCCGCACCTTCCAGCTCCTGTGCCATTTTGCCCGAATCTAACGCCGGTACTGATATTCCCAGTAATTTAGTCAGTACAGCGCCAATCTGCTGTGCTATTGCAATGAGCTGTGTAAGAATCGTATTCAGGAACTTAACAATGGGCATGAATACAGTGATCAGCCCCGTTCCCATCACAGAAAGAAGCTCCTTGAACTGCTCTTTCAGGATTCTTGTCTGGTTTGCCCAGCTGTCAGATGTCTTTGCGAAATCTCCTGCTGCAAGGCTCGTCTGCTCCATGACATAGGCATATTGAAGCTGGACTTTTTCTGCCTGCCCCATCGCTTGTATACTCTTATGAATGCCGCGCTGTCTTGCAAACTCCTCAAGGTTCACCTGCGTCATTACGACGCCGTATTCTTTTAAGGACTCCGTTTCCCCTGTATATATGGACTTCAACGCTGTAGCGGTTTCTTCTAAGCTCTTGTTGTAAAAACTGGACATATCCGCAGCGCGGGCTGTCAGATTAATCGCCATATTGCTTGCGGTTTCCATATTTCCAACCATGGATTTACCCATTGCCATAAAGGTAGAGCCAAGCTGTTTTGCTGACAGCTTTGAGATACCGAACTGGGTAATTGCAGTGTCAGCAAATTTTTCCATTTTGTAGGACATGGAACCGAAAGCAGTATCTACAACGTTCTGGACTTCCTGTATGTCACTGGCAAGCTCTATTGCTTCTTTCCCCATCATGACTATTCCAGCAATACTCAGCCCTGCACCCAACGATTTAATCAGTTCACCCACACTGCATTTAAGATTTCCAATACTGTTTTCAAGCTTCCCTACACCTTTATGCATATGCTTTATGCCATCTAGGAAGTTATCTGTATTCAATAATGTATTGATTCGTACCGCACCGTCATATATTCCCGACATATCTCAACCTTCTGCATATTATAAAAAAAGAGCCTCACAGCAGTCTTTTCATCGACTGTCTGTTTGGCTCTCGGCTCTTTTCATTCTTATTCTTCTTTTTCTATTTCTTTTCCCGCATTCATAAAATTATTGAATATCTCAAGCTGTCTCTGCTGTGCCTGCTTCTCTTCCGAGGTAAGATGTGCATCTTCATCTTCCAGCCTGTACACATCCTTCACCTTCATCAGTTCTTTTTTCTCCTTCTGGCTGGCTTTGGGATTGATTTTTCTCAGTCTGATATCCATCACCCTTGTAAAAGAACACTCTTCAAGGTTGGATAAAAGCCCCATAAATACAAACCAGTGCATCTTTACCGTGTTAAGATCTATGCCGTACTGCCTTTTGAATGCGCTGTAAATTCTCCACTGGTCCACATCAAAATCATATGATTTTACGCTGTCTGTGTTGCTGCTGTTCTGATGATGGTCATGATTAAATTCACTCATATACCATGTAAGCCCTTCCAGTGCCTCTTCTATATCGGGCTTTTCTTCTGGAAAGAGACGGCTTACCGCATAACATATCCTTTCATCTTGTGGAAATTCTTCATCGGAAAGGCACTGCATAATCTGTATGCCTGTGCGAAAATCAGCATCTATCCTGTATCCATGCCATTTGTAAGGAAGATTATGTATCATCACATTGAACATTCTGTATTCCTTCTAACCCTGTTGCCTGCGTTTCTTTTTATTCCGCCTTCTTGTCTGCCTGTTGGGACCATATTTCTCTGCTATTTTTGCCTTTCTCTCACCTGCATACTGGTTGATGATCGGAATCAACTGGTCAAAGAAATCTGCTATTACATAGGGCGACGGCACCATACTGCCAAATACCTTCTGGCAGCATCCATCACCAAACAGTCTGTCAAATTCTGTCATCAGCTTCTTGATCTCTTCTTTAACGGACTTCACCATCTCCGTTTTTTCCAAACCTGCCTTTGATTTGATGTTCTTATTGATTTCAGAAAAAGTGTCAAGCATCTCATAAAAATCTTCGACAAATTGTGTATTCTCTACTGGCAGAAATATTTCATCTCCTGCATCATTGACGCTTATCCTAAGACCGCTTTTGATGCGTATGCTGCCGTCTACTCCGGGCGTTTTCTTTTCTGCCAGCTCTGTTTTGCTCTGATCATTATTCATCCTGATATGCTCCTTTCTTTACTTCTCTAATGTTAGCGCTGCCTCTTCGGTGAATGTCCCTGTTTTGACATTAAAGGTTCCCTGTATGCCGTCACCGATACCGCCAAGTGTCATCGAATTTTTCAGTTCGGAGCCTGCATCTCCGCCTATGTTGTCAAACTGATACGAGCATCTTCTCTTCACTGCCGGATAGGTTCCTTCTGCCGTGGGTGTTTCCATAACATTCAGTCTCACATAATCTGATTCTGCTGCTGTACCTACTGGAAGGAGCTTGATCTTCTCGTCCATCCACTGTTGAAGCTTCTCATTTTTGATATACTCTTTCTCAACACTGATAGATGGTGTGTATGATTTAATGGATGTCGTACCATTTGCCTGATGGATATACTGTTTTGTATCGCTCTCGGGATTAAATTCTTCTGTGAGTGATGTAATCCCGTCCCCCAGCAGGACATATTCCGGTGTTTCCGCCGTACCGATGTTAAAAAAATGCATTAATTTTTCACGCATTTCTGCCATGTCTATCTCTCCTTTACATATTTAATGGCGATTGTCATTTCGTAGATACTATCATTTGTCGATGTGGCACCCATGTAAAAAGGAGTCGTTATTGCAATCTCATTTACAAGAGCATCCTCAATTATAGGGAAATTTTCCGCTATATTCTTTTTGTCTACCCACTCAGACAATTTTTCGCCAAAATCATTATTAGCAATCCTGTCTGCATCCGTCTGGCTCGGGAGACGCGCACGGATGGTATAATGATCTGTATACTCCTTTCTGCCTGAAAGATATGTCTTAATATTTTGTATAGGTTCTTTGGCTAGGGAATACCCGATATCTGCTTTCTGTATATCTGTACTGATACTGCCTATATCAAATTCCTGAAGCCATTTTATAATACTCTCTGATATTGTCATGGCTCAACCTCTCTCCTTACAGCTTCTTCCACCTTACGCCTGCCACCATTATTCATCATTCTGTCCACCCAATGCTCTCCCCGTTTAGAACCGTTATTATAATGAATTTTTCTGTCCGATGGTACTTTTTGTACATTTTTTCTTGACCGCCAGCCGTTTTCAGTCTTAAATCCCGCACAATGCAGTACAGGATCTTCATAAACAATCCCTTCATACATGTAGTGGGCATATGGAGCATTCCATACAATCTCGGTATTGTACTCCACATGCCCCATATCCCTCAGATTACCTACCGAAAATGGTATATACGTGTCACAAAGACGGAGTATCTCCTCACTCGCTACACGCTGTACCCTGCCTCTTTCCACGATTCCAAGTCGTTCCATACAGCGCCTTGTATCAAGGCTAAGCCTACACCCATATGATATTCCTGCCATTATTTTGCCACCACCTTTATATGCTTTAATCTCGGCATATTCCGATTATCTGACACTGCTATCACTGTCGCCGCATACTGGAATAGGCTGGATAGTTCTGACAGTTTACAGTCAGTTCCGATCTCGTAGTCAGAAATGCCAAGTACAAGAATATCCATCCCCTTTGACGCATCCAGTGTCCAGCAATCCTCAATTTCTGTATCCTGCATCTGCCGAAATATATCTGGTGAAATATACTGTGCATTTCCATAATTACGCTTGAAGTCAATCGTGATACGCTCTGCCACAGACAGCTCCTGAACGTTGTGAGATGTAACCAGTTCCCTGCGGTTATGGCGCCACTGCACGCCCCTGACTACCGTTCTGTGCCATGTCTCTTCCCCGCTGTCCTTGTTTTTCCTGTAGTTGTACACCGTCATTGTGTCCCGAAACAATACGTTCATAGCGCACCTGCAAGCCCTGTACCGGACAGACCGTTCTTAATGACACATACAAGCTGCGCCTCTTTCTCTGATGCCGTTGTAATCCTGTAGCTCTCGGAGTACCCTTCGTTTGACACCGACGCAAGCCCCGTTCCCATATCCGAAGCCTCCTGTGCGGCTATGTTGTTGATCAGTTCGCACATTGTCATCCTTATTGCATCAGCCGTCATGCGCTGGAAGTCTGTTGCACCATCGTCATCATAGGCTTTCATAAACGCCCTTGCCCTCATAGCGGTGTATCTGTCCATATAAACCGCCGCCTTGCTGCATTCGCGGTTAAATTCTTTTTCGTCAGAAATATTGTTAAAAAGGGAGCTGTAATACTCCCAGTCTATATATGGCATGCTTACACTCCCTTTTTCTCTTTGCCGCTTTTTGTCTGCTGGTTTTCATTCAATTTTGCCTGAAGCCCTGCTACCTCCTCGCGACTTTCTTCCAATTGTCTTTGAAGCTCTGCTGCCTCTTCGCGGCTTTCATTGAGCATTGCTTCCAGATCGCCGATTCTGTCCTGCGCGTCCTTATTGGTTTTCTTTATCATTCTGATTTCTGCTTCTAGCTCTGTCACAACTGCACTTTTCTCAGTCTTTGCACCTATTCCTACTGTCCTCATGCCGTACCTCCTCTGCGCGTCTCATGCTCTGTCTAAGCTGACTTGCAGCTCATATAGATGCCTGCACGCTTGTTTTTGTATACATCCACCAGTCCATATTTGCGGTATTTGATAATGTCTGCATCTGCATCAGGATTTGTTGCGGCAGATATGATGTTGCTGGCGATATGCTTGTCAAATTTAATAATGGCTGGTTTATGCAATATCATGAAATTGATATCTGCACCTGACACTGCCTTCTTATAGTGTCCTGCCTCCTCGCCCAGACTCTTTCCATCCAACAGATCAATCGCTGTGTAAAACCTCGCCTGCGGGACTACTTTCTTTACTGCAAACTTTCCAAGGATTTCTCTTGATTTTGTAGTATCGAGAGCCATGATACTGTTGAGCAGTGCAGCAGTCGCATACAGCATTCTTTCTTCCTGCGGCACCTCATCCTCATCCATCTGTGTCCATGCGGTCAGAAGCGCATCAAGGAACTGCTCAGCCCCCGCAATATCCCCAGTGGACTTCGTGATCCCGTCTGTCCCCGCAATAGTCGCAAATGTGAATGCATCGGCTTCCGGTGCAATCTTTTCATTCATCAGTGTAGAACCAGCCAGACCAAATGCAAGGTTTCTCGATTCCTCATTGTCCATCACATCCACTGAGATCTTTGTGCCACGGTCATAATTAAACTGTACCGTCTGCCATTTCAGATCTACAGCTCCTGTTGTATAGCCGCTGTTACGGTCGTAATCACCAAGACCTGTCACGGCGATCTGCGGGTAGATAATTTCATTCGCCTGTGTGCCTGCCCGCGACATTGCCTTGTTAGATGAAAGATCTGCTGTGACGGAGGCTCTCCTGTAAACTTCGTCAAGCAGATTGATATAATTTTTTGCTAAAGCTATCGTATTTGGCATCTAGTTACTCTCCTTTCGTATCTGCCGGCGGCAGCCCCATGACTGCACGCATCTGAGCGTCCATATTGTCCCCGCTGCCTCCTGAAATTCCTCCAATGACATCCGCAGTACCTTTCTTTTCCGGCTCCCCGGTCTGAAACATTCCCTTGGTAACATCATCTTCTGCCATTGCCTTGACTGCTGCCGCAATATCATCCTTCTGGTTCTTGGATGCCTTTAACGTCTCGATATCCAATAGTTTGATAATCTTTGCTGCGTCTTTTCCTTTGGCTGCATGGATACTTTCCTTGACTGCATCCATGAAGTCGCGTTCGGCAAGCTGGTCAGCAAGCTCCTTGTCTTTGTCCTCAAGCTTTTTTCTGAGCTTGTCAATGTCGCCATTGAGTTTTTCCACATCCACATCCTTAAACTTATCAAGGCTGTCTGTGAGCGTTTTGACCTTTCCCTCTGCTGCCTCAAGCTTTTTTGTCTGTACATCATAATCAGACACGGTTTTGTAGTGCTCAAGCACTTTTTTCTCAAAGTCTTTTTGTTTGTCCTCTGGAACCTCAATTCCAAATTCCTTCATGATCTCAATAATGTTTTTCATCGCCTGCTCCTTAAAATAATTTATGAATCGGTTTTTCACCGATATAGGAAAATTAGCCGTTAAATATAAAAAGAGCCATATACTTAATCTGCTTCATGATTAACTATACGGCTCTTGGGCTCTATTTTTATAATGGTTTCCGTCTTGCATTTTTTGCAATAACCGGGAAAATCGGCAATCTTGGTGCTGTCAAGATATTTCAGCATTTTAGGGAAACCACAGTTCGGACATTTATACCAGTGTTCCTGCATCCTGCCACCATCTTTTTATCTAAAAATATATGTTTGCTTACAAATTCATTATAAACGACACTTGTATGTTTTGCAATACAAAATGTTGCGATGTCGCAAAAAAATCTTGAATTTATTTCAGGCATAAGGTATAAATGAATTAAGAAACTGTTCTCGAACCCTGTGTCCTGACTCTTTACAGTCAGTTGACTGGTTCTATGGACAGTTTTTTATTGAAACTCGATATCATCATCAATTTTTGCTCCTATACCAACTTTTCTTATGCCAAAAGTATTTTTCATATCATAGGCAACACAAGAAGCATTAAAATCATATTCAACACCATTAATATACACTTTTTTCGGATTCAGCTCTATGAAACTGGCATCTGTAGAAATCACTGTCATTTTATTGGGAATCTCCAATATGTGTATGATTTTCATAATACTTACTCAACGCCTCCCTGTATGACTCTAATTGATTTTTTGTTGTGTTTTGTTCAGATTCAGGAATATGATACTTTTCTGCAACAGAAATCAAATATTTCTTCGCATCAATCTCATTAAGTATCGTTCTCAATTCAGTATCTTTATCATCATTCAATCCTTTCATATTCTGCTTGAAATGATATGTTTCTTCCAAAACATCTGAAACGGTTACATTTTTACTAAACAGTATAACGTCTGTGATTGTACTTGCGGAGGCTCCCATCTTAGCCAAATGCTCCTCAGCTTCCGGTGTGCCCCTGATTACAATTCCGCCATTTTTCAGCACAGGTTTTATAAGTTTATTATACGTAGGTTCATCTACTATTTCAACACCTTCTGCACTCTTTTTACGATAAGTACTTCCTTTTCTGAAAAGTTCACTTCCCTCTGCTTTAGCAATACTCTCCATATCAGCTTTATGCTTTTCCTCGTACTCCCTCCATGCCTTTGTTTTCTTATACTCCCCTGTACCGTTATCGTAGCGGATGCGGTTATATTTTTCCGGCATATTATAATCCTTGCAGAACTGTTCATACTCCTTGATTTTATCCTTGATCTTTTTCTGGACTTCTTTGGTGTCCATACCGAGCTTCTGCATTGCCTCACGTTCCCGCTTGAGGGCGCGAATCCGGCTCTCCTTGGCGCGCTGTTTTTGCGACATGGCATAATAATCATATTGTTTTCCGTCGATCGTCACTGGTTCCGGCTCTGGCTCTTCATCGGGAAGTGACGACACACCTATAAACCACGGATAAATCCGGTGGCGGCAGTTATACCCATAAAGTCCCTTGGGGTCATTTTCATGTGTTCCGTCCATACAATAGCCCGTGGCTTCCCAAAGGTCCTTTATTTCAGACTGTCCGATGCGCTCTGCTTCTTTCTTTGCATCCCCTTCTGTAATACTGCTGCCTGTCCTGTACACCTGCCCCTGCCATTTGGCATGGTTGGCATGTCCCTGCCCTGTATTGCGTGCTCCCCAGTGAGAGGAGACATACACCATATCTGTACCCGTTTCCCTGATGTTCTGCTCTGCTATTTTTCCCATAAGCTGATGTGTGCCTGTTCTGGTTGCAAGCCGCACCGCCGAATCAAGCTGCATCGTGCGTCCGGTTTTGTAATCAATCGAACGAAGCCCGCTGTTTGCAAGATTGTGAATAACGTCATATATTACCTGCTCCTGTGAGAACGTCCCTGTGGCTATCTTTATCACAGCCTGATCAAGCTCTTTTCTGTATACCGTCTGCAGCGACTCCATGCCTGCCATTGTCTTAAAACCTGTCGTTCTTGTCAGATTTTTCAGTTCGCCTCTGGTCTGCATCTCCATAGCTTTCACCAGTTTGGGCAGGAAAGAGCTGTCTGTTATCTCCTTGTTTCCAAGCTTCCATATACGCAGATCATCAAGAAATGAAAGGTCTCCTGACTGCGCAAAAAGCTTTTCCCCTGCTTTATATGCCTCTTTCTGGATATCCCGCAAAAGCTTTTTGACCTTATTTTTATGTTCAAGAGTATTTTTTGCTACAAGTTTCCGGTACTCTGGGTTTGCGTTGAGCTTTTTCATGACCTTTTTTCTAATAGCTGCCGGGCTGTAGCCCAGTTCATAGAGTGCCTGTGCTTCCAGCTCCGCAGTTCTTGTAAATGCTGTAGTTGCCTTTACACGCTGTGCCACATCTGATATGACCTCACTTTCAAGATACTGGAACAGCGGCACCAGCGCATCACTGATATATTCCATCTGTCTGTCCGTAAGCATGGGTTAATCCTCACTTTCCTCGTCCTTTTCCAGCTCCTCCTCGCGCAGCCGCTTCTCCTGTACAAGTGCGTCTGCCTCCTCTTCTGTCAGGCTGTATGCCTGCATCAAATACCATGTCGTGAGTTTAGGAATATCAAATTGTAACGCATCATTTCTCACCCGTTCCAGTTCTGTCTCCCGGTCCGTCACATAGCTGTCATCAAAATCAACCAGTATTCCCCCCTCGATATTATAACCTGTCCCATGGAAGTAATTGGAAAACCACATGACCGCCCTGCATATATCCTGTATATACTTTGCCGCCTCCTGACGCTGCCTGTTCAATTCCTGCATCTGGTCCTGACGCTCCCCGATATATTCTGTCGCAGTCGTAATCTGACCATTTTCAAAGCTGTATTTCTTTGTGCCGTAGCCAAAGTTCATGGAGAGCAGCGACAGAGCAAGTTCAAAGCTTTTTGTTATCTCGTCTATTCGGATAACCGGATTGTATTCCTGAATAACTTCTTTCTCTTCCGGCAGCTTTTCACCGATCATCATAAATATTTTTTTCTGTTCAGGCGTCATTCTGGGTTTTCCTGTCTCAGAATCCAGTTCACACAGCATCTCATTTATCAGAATGATTTTCTCTGCCTTGTCCAGATCACTGAAAAGCACATTGTAGCATAAATCCAGCACTTTCAATACTGGTATGGTGTTCACGAGCTTCGGCAGCCCGTAGCCTGTCATGTCGTCTAAGTTGTTTACCTCCGCATTCCGCATCACTGCAAACGGTTTTACATCTCCCAGTGAAATAATGCTTGCCAGCTCTGTCTGTTCACTGCCATATTCGTCAAAGATATGCGTCTCCGCGGTATAGGTGCCAGCTTCTGAAAGCAGGAACAGGACGAGCGTTGTCTGCTTCCTTCCGCCTTTCAGGCTGCTGCCGGAAAATGCTGCCTCTGTAACGATGTCATTAACAACTGTCAGAGGAATGAAACAGTCCGCTTCCACATAGTTCAGGCGGATACTGCCGTTTCGGATGCTGCCGTCACTATAGATATCTGCATTATCCAGACGCACATAACACGCTGATGTGCCCACTGCTGATGTCTGTTCCAGCTGCTTCCTGTACTGTACGCTGAACTCATTTTTTGCCAGTATATTATTCACCATCACAGACTGTTCTCCTGCCCCTGCATGAATCTCAATGACCTCGCAGAGTTTTGCATCATCCGAACAGCACCGTTTCGCAAAATTTAACCGGTTAAGCTCATATTCCACTCCCTGTAATGTCCTTCTCCTGTGAAAATCTTCTATCACTCTGTTTGAATACCAGTCATCACATGTCTGTATGACTGCCTGTGCATTGTGGTTTACCCTGTACCCCTTCTTTAACAGTACATCTTCTACCCAGCTCTCCATCTCTCTCCTCCTTTTATCTGTCCAAAGCAATCTGTTTCTCAAAATCAAGCATCGTATAGCAGCACGCATCCCACCAGTCGTTACAGTTGCCGATATTTTTGTCCTCTGGTCTGTCTGGTTTCTTTTCATCCCATTTCAGCGCCCTGATGGCTGCTATAATCCTTTTACATGCTTTATTGATTTTCAGCCTTCCTGTATTTAAAAGAACGTCAAACATTCTCGGGCGTTCGCTGACTTCGTTTTTGCGGCATCCAACAATGTTCTGCCATGGAAGCCCTGCCTTTCTTGCCGCACTCCGCAGGCTGTTTATCATGGTAGTTGCCGCACTGTCTGGGAAAATCCAGTCTGGCTTGATTCCGTATTTCTCTATAATCATTTTGTAAAATCTTATAAATTCCTCACAGATCCTGTCTGCGTCGATCTCCGTGGACTTATCTATACAGGACTCTTCCATAATCCTGATATCATGATATCTGTTAAAATAAGCTGCTGCCACAAATGTTGTCATGGAGCCATTGCCGCCAAAATCTATGCCGATTGTGAATTTGAACGGTCTCTTTTTGAGCTTTGCCTTTTCACTCGTTCCTGACAGATCAAGCAGCTCACTATCCTCATACAGATATGGCGCCGGATTGCCCGCAAAGCGTCCAAAGATAATGCCCTCTGCGACTGCGCGTTCACCCTTGATATCCCTGCGGTACCAGACAGTATCTTTCTGGTATGTTTTCAGTGCTGCTCTGATCTGGCTGTCAGACAGGGACATATTGTCAACGATCGTAAAATGCCCATAATTATATCCATACCCGCTGTCATCCTCCTGATTTTTCTCATGAAAGCCCAATATATCTGCATAATACCAGTGCTCTTCTTCTTTGGGGTTCAGATCATGAAAGATCTTGCGGTCCGAACTGGTCAGGGTTCTGTCAAATACTTCTTTCAGGAACTTTGGGTGGCATTCGTTTGCTTCTGTCACATATGCCATTCCATATGTATTGCCCTTGATCAGCTTCTCATCCCCGTCTTTTCCGCCTCCCGAAACGAGAACGATTTTTTCACCTGTCTTGGTCTTTATATATACACAGTCCCTGTCCTTGTATTTTCCCTCGCGGCATCTTCCCTCAAAATAATTCAGCAGTCCATATCCGTCACAATCAAGGATATTTAATTTTGCCGTCGCACTGGAAACTCCTGCCACAAGATGTATCTTATTTTTGTGTGTTTCCAGCATTGTACAGAATGCAAGTGTCTGCAAAACATTCTTTCCGCCTCGTTTTCCCCCTTCTGCCACATTGAACCAGTTATGATAACAGCGGAGAAAATAATCATACTGCCGTCTGCTAAACGGCGCTGGTTTATTCATCTGGCTGCTCCTTCGTCTCAAAGTCCTCCAGCATCCGGTTCTCTTCCGGGTTTCGGAGAATGTCTGTCAGTGTCTGCATATTAGAAAGCAACTCATCCAGCGGACTGCTGCCTGCCTCTGCTCTTTTGCGTTCAAATTCAGCCCTGTATTTGTCATTAGGATGCATCAGAAAATACTTTGTAAGCCAGTTGATTGCTTTCTGCCTGTCCTCCATTTTGATTGCTATACCATTCTTCGTGTTCCTGATTTCTCTGATCATCTGCGTATCAATCTCATCAATGGATTTTATATTAACACTGCTTCCATTCGCTTCCACTGCATCACCGACAGCAGAAAGCGCGATCCGCATTTGTAACTCCACGATATCCGCTTCACTGATCATGATCTGCTGGCGTTTGATTTCTTGCAGGCGCTCAATTTCTTTTTTTATACCATCTTTTACCATAATCTTATGGTAATTCTTGTTCGCATTCTCATAACTGCATCCATATGCCTTTTTGTAGCTCATAGTGGCGTTATATGAATTGATGTAATACAGGCAGAACAGGCGCTCCTTCTCGCTTAACTCCTCATTTTTCATGGTCTGTTTTGTGCCATCTTTTTTTGATGTTTTCACCCTGTTTATTTTATCCGAACGTTCGCATTTTTTCCGTTCGCCGTTCGGTTTGATCGCTTCCCATTTATATGTGTTTTTCCATCTGCGCACTGTACTGTCTGGAATATCAAGGTTCCTTGCTATATCCGCCATACTCATTCCCGATCTGAACAACTCTGCTGCCTTATCCGCCATGGGGTTTTTCTTTGCCATTCCCACCACCTCTGTTGATATAATCAAAAAAGAGCCATTTATACATCTCTGTATATACGGCTCTTGGCTCTGATTGTTTTCTGCGGTTTTCATCGTATGCTTATAGTATACAGTGTTTTTTGAAAATTGGCAACTTAGAAAATTGTTTCATACTGCCTCGACAAAATTGTGAAAAATCTGCTCCACATACTTTTCTCCTCTATACGTATAATGTCTGTCTGTAACGTTTCTGGGGGCATGTCCCAAATACTCTCCCGCGGCATCTACGCTTCCTCCGCGCTTGCAGATATTCGTAGCGGTGGTTTTACGAAAAAGATGTGGGTAAACACGCCTGTCCATGCCGGCTCTTCTGGCAATGTCTTTTATTGTGGCATAAACACCATCTACATCAAGTACTCTTGTTTTATCTCCCCGGATATGAGTAAATAATGGCTCTTGACTGTCCTCTGCTACGGTTCTTCCTTTTAAGTATTCCTGAATATAATGTATCGCCACATCGTCCAAGAACACCGTTCTGTATTTCTGGGTTTTTCTTCCGAATATTGTTAATTTTCCACTTCGAAAATCTATATCACACACTTTTACTAAAGGAACCTCGCCTCTCCGCATTGCTGTTGAACGCATAAATTCTATCAGAGCACGATCGCGCTTGTGCACACATCCCAGTTTTAGCTTTTCCCAATCGGTAGCTTCCATATGGTCAATGGGCTTTTCAATGATTGTGTACGGGTCAATCCCATCACAGGGATTTTCATTAATAATTTTTTCCTTTCTCATCCATGTGAAAAAAGCTGAAAGATTCCGCCGTAAGTTGTTGAGATATGCGTTTGAATTACCGCACTTTTTGGAAAGTAAATAATACTCTATATCCGACTCACAGATCTTGTTTAATGGCTTGTTAATCAAAGTGACAAATTCGTTTAGTGTGCTTTTATAAAATTCTACAGTTTTGGGACTTAATTTGGGGGCTTTTTTCGCATCAAACAAATTCAGTATGTACTGGTTGGTATCGTCTAACGTTGCTGGAAGCGTTGTTATTTCTGTCATTTCCACATTCTGTATCGCCTTCACCAAAA